CCAGAATTTTCCTGCTCACCAATCTCTCTTTGATAGTGGGGAAAACGTTTCCAAAGAATTTGCCCACCTCATCCCAAATAAGTTCAGAAGTGGTCTTATCCAAGCACCGAAACTTTCCCATTACTATATCATCTTGAAGCGCAGCCAGCTTAGTCTGCAAGAAGAAAGTCATTGACAAGGGTTGAAGAATTGCTTTATCTACATCCCATTCAGACCTAGCAGTAACACCATTGATTATCACGCGGGATCTTATAGACTCCACGAAAGATAATACGTTCTGGTAAGTTAACGCTTTGGCTTGATATGTTCTGATATGATTAAGCACTGTGTAAACGAAGTCACGATTAACAATGACCTCACTCCTTGTCATCTTTTTGCTGGTAATAGAACCCTCAAACAGCGGTACTATCACCATGTCCTTCATCTTGGGGAACCAAAAGTTAACCGAAGCCGTGTCTCTAAAGATTGCTCTTTCAGTGTTGAACATGGCCAAGGTTTTCTTGTAAGCAAAGGCGTCTTCCATCGCCTCATAGAACTGATCACTATCACACCCTACTTGTCTAACACTCTTGTACAGAATATAGGTATCTACCTTGGTAAATTTACAAAACCAAGTATTAACCCTAGTGACTAAAAATTCCTTAAAGTAAACTATTCTACTAGAAGCAGGAAAGTAAGATTTAACTACATAATGCAAGATATTTTTGTATTTATGACTATAATTTAAAGTACTTTCATCAGCAAAGAAAAAAGAAACATCATCACCTTCTCTTTTGAAAGTTGCGCCTATTTCATTAAGCGTAACCTCCGTCTGGTCTAGTAATAATGCTTCTGCAAAATGGAAAGCTGCATAACATACATGTATGTTCTTAGATATTAACGCAGCTCCAAACTCATGCACAGGAATATCATACAAACTGTGCAGAGCAACAGCGTATCTTCTACCACTATTCTCTGGCGGATGTATTCGACAATCCTGAAAAGTTTTAGAGCAGCAGACTTCGTTCGGAGCTTCTGCATACCTATTAAAAGCCTCCCTTTGAAACTCAGGAATTACCTTGTTGGAACGAGACAATCTGGACAAATACATCTCAATTGAGTCTTTTTGTCCTTCGTGCCTCATTATATCTCGTATGTCCAGATTGGGCATACAGCAATGCACGTAATCCCTGCCTTTGAACAAATGTGCTGCAAAGTTCCCACCTATATCATATGTCGGCGATCCATAGGGAACTTGTAGCATCAGATATTCCAATTCTAATGCTCTCAAACCGCCAGCCAAACTGTGTACGGCATTTTGAGTATTATAAAAGGTAATCTGGAACTCCGGGTACGCGTTGGAGACTAGAAGCGTTTGCTCTTCGCTAATAGTTTTGGAAAAGTTGACCTTTGGTCTACGGTCGCGGGCGTTGAATTCG